AGACAGCGGACGCCCGCATAACTGCTGCTGTCGCGCGGGCGGTAGTAGAGTGTGAAGCTACCGCGAACGATTTCGGGCGGCGAAGCCGTAAGCTCGAAGACGTCGTCCGCCGACTGGTCGGGGTCTGACGCGTCGAGGAACTGGCCGTAGTGACGGGCGGGCATGAAAGCTCAGTTGTCGAGCTGCTTCGCAACGCCACCGATCTGGCAATAAAGATGGGTGCCATCGAACCAGATGTAGCCATTGAGCAAGTGCGACGGTGTCGTCTGTTGAATGAGGCAGATAGCAGCCTCTGAACTTCCCGAAGCGTCGAGTATTAGTCCGACCGCGTGCTGAGTGGCCTTGCCGGCCAGCGCCGCGGAACCGTCAGTTATGAACGTAGGGGTGCCCGAAGCGGCTTGGCCCGTGGCTTCGCCAACTACTCCCTGGCCAAAACCGATACCAGCGCCACCGCCGGTGCCGCCTATGCCGTGAACGCCGGCACCGCTCACTCCGCCTCCCACGCCATTCACGCCTGGTGCGCTCGAGCTTCCTCCTGTGCCCTTCACACCTTCGGCAGTGCCCACGCCTGCCCCCTGCACGCCGATACCGTTCGAAGCCCCACCAACGAAGTCGCCGCCAGCAGCAGAACCGCCGCCCTCGCCTCTTACGCCAGCCCCCGTGCCCGTGCTGCAGTTGCCGCGAATCGCAGGGCCAGTTGCATTCGCGAAGCCATAGAAGGCACCTGCGGCGCCGCCACCCGTGTTCTCGGCGTAGCAGCCAACGCCATTGCCAGCGGCAGTGAAATAACCGCCGTTGCCGCCGCCCGTTCCCGTACCCTTGACGCCGTGTCCGTTGGTGGAACCCCCGGTGCCCTCGACGCCCGAGCCGCTGGACGCCCCGCCAGTGCCCTTCACACCGACGCCGCTGCTCGGCCCGCCTGTGCCTTGAACACCGCTGCCGGAACCCGTGCCCGTCGCCTGTAACGCGTCGACGTTGCCGGAGCCGGCTTGCGCAATGACGCCAGCACCGCCCGCGCCGCCCGTTGCGTGTATGCCGTCCGCGCCGCCCGAGCCGCCCGTGAACACGCCGCCGTGGCCGGAGCCGCCGGCGCCGCCCTGCGCCACAACACCTTTGCCGCTCGACCCGCCGCCAGTGAACGTGCCACCGTCGCAGCCCGTGCCAGCTGTCGCGACGATGCCCTTGCCGGTCGCGCCACCTGTGAACTCGCCCCCTGAACCGCCGCCGGTGCCAGCACCGGTAACACCGATCCCGTTCGTCGCGCCACCGGTACCAGCAACACCGGTGCCACTGGTGGCTCCGCCCGTACCGGCAACGCCGGTTCCAGTAGCGGTGCCCTGGCCTTGAACTCCCTGGCCGTTCGTTGCGCCGCCCACACCGCGAACGCCGGCGCCAGATCCGAGACCGGTCCCGACCATGCCGCGCCCGTTGGTGTCCGTCGCAGTGGCGTCAACCGCATGCGTCGCGACGATGCGCCCCGACACAAGAGAGAAGAGCGCAGTAACGCCTGCTGAGATCAGCGACTGAATCGCAGTGAACAGCTGCGTCTGCGTCCCCTTGATGAGCGCGATCCCCGCGCCCTCGATAACGAGCGCGATCGCCTCTTGGACCGCGTTGAACCAATGATGATCCAGCTTGGTCGACGCGGTGCCTGGGGGCGCTCCTGCGCGGAAGCCGGCTTTGCCGGTGCCGTTCGCATTCGGGTCAGCACTGGTCGTATCAATGCGATGCATGCGGGACTATCTCCACCAGGTGGGCGTGTCGCTCGCGACGCCTGTCTCGACGACTTCACCGTTCTCAATCGTCTTGGTCGTGCCGTCGCCGTAGCGATAGACGACGCGGTCCTCGCCGTCCTTGCTGCCATAGGCAACCGTCGCAACGATGTCGCCAGTGACGAGGTCGGTTGCCATGGTCACACTCCTAAGTAGATCGTGCCGAGCTCGTCAGGTCCGATCGTGGTTTGCTCGCCCGTCTCGGGATCAGTGAGCACTCCGCTTCCTGCGCGCGAGAACGTGCCGTCGCCGAAGAAGAACAGCGGAAAGGCAAAGGTCAGCGCGAGGTGCGCGAGCGCATAGCGGTTACTGATCTGGCATTGGAGCGTCGCGTCGAGCGCGCCATGGACTGCGATGATTTCCCAGACGAACATCCATCCGGCGGCCTCCTCGTTGAGCGCATCCTCGCAGGCGGATTCGCAGCCGAAGGGTTGCAGGTGGAAGCGCCGAATGACGAAGTGGTCACGGTCGTAGCCCAGCGCGACGATGATGTCGGTCAGGAACGGGACGCTCGGGCCGTCACCGCCGCGCGCGATCAATCGCGAGACAATCGCAGCGCGCCGGCCCTCGATCGTTGTCGGCGCTGACGCAAGGCATGGGTCGGGTAAGCCAAAGACCCGCTCCCAGTCCGCGACGAGCTCGGTCGTCGTCGCTGGGTCCATCTCGAGCAACAGCTGCTCGGAGCGTTCGTCAATGCGCTCGGACTCGCGCGTGAGGCCGCGAATGAGCTCGAGTTTGACCGAGCCTTCGGGCGCGTCCCAGAACGGCCCGCTCGGCAGGAGCGCGCGTAGCGCTGAGGCATAATCGCGCGCCATAAGGTCACGAGTAGGACGGCGTCCCTGGCACCGCGATCACGCCGAAGGCGGTCGACACGTCACCTGCAGGGACCGAGGTTGAGTGACTGACTTCGCCCGTTGCAGCTGAGACGGCTTCGTCAAACCGCGAGCGGAAGATCGTGCCGCCGGGCTCGGCGTCTCGGGCGAGCATGGCTTTGACCTCGGCGGTCACAGCCGTCGCGGCACCAATGGGGTTGAGTGTGACGGCCCAGTCGTAAGACTGTGGCGTTGGCGCGAACACGATGACCTGCGCGGGCGCTCGAGCGTCGAGATAATCCTGCACTACCTGCACGGCGTCCGCGTCAGGGAGCACGAGGTTGCCGTCGACGTCGCGCTGCACAAACGTGACCGCGACCTTTCCGATCCCCGGATTGCCAAGGCCGTCGGTGCCTTTGTACTCCCACGCTTTGTAGACGCCGGGCACTTCGAGCGCCCATGCGCGGTAGTCGCCCGATGCGCCGCCAAGCGGCGGGCGCGACATGCGGTCGAGAACCCGAGCGATGTACGCGTCGAGCGCTTCAAGCTCGGTGCCGCCTTCGAGGCCGGGCGCCTGCACCGTCGCGGTGCTGCTGATGCCGAGCGTCGACGAGACGAGCTGGAGCGTAGTGCCTGTCGGGACGTTGCCCGGGGTCCCACCGACCTCAGCGGTGATCGCGACCGATTCGCTCGTGAGCCCCGCGTGGTCCGCGTCGACCGTGAAGCTCACGCCGCCCGCGGTCCAGATCCACTCGGAGCCCGCGGTGAGCGTCCCGCCTGTGCCGGTGACGAGGATCGTTCCCGTCGCCTTCGCGGGCGCTTTGCGGTTGATCCCGAAGTTGCCGCCCCAGCGAAGAACAAACCTCTCGACCGCCTGGTCGACGATGATTTGCTCCGCGTCCCATGCGAGGTGGCCGTGCTGCGAGTCCGCAAGGCCAGCGAGCGCGACCGCGAGCGCGTACTCGGGGCGCCGGCGGACCTGCGCGGTGACGCCGTCGACCTCGCTTTCGATGTCGCCCTTGGCGCGCGCGATCAGCGCGGCGAGCGTTGGTCGCGTGAAATCTGTCATCAGCGTTCAAGGGCTCAGGAGCTGCCCGGTCGTCGCGTTCCACAAACGCTGCCAGCGCGGTCGCAGATCACCCGGGCGGTACATGCCAGCGCCGAGCGCGAGGAAGTCGCTGCGCCCGTACCACTGCGGCGCGAAGGGGATCTTGGTCGCGAGGCCATCAGCGATCAGCCACGCCACCGCATCGGTTGCATATTCGAACGCGCGCGCGAGCGTCTCGTCGGTGCGCTTCGCTCGAGCGAGGAGCCAGAGCTTGCTGCCGAGCACGTCGCCTGGCTTTTCGGAGTAGGTGTTGCCCCACCAGCCTTTGTTCTGCTCACGCGTCAGGCCCGCCGCTGCGAGCTCGTCGTCGGTCGCCGGCGCATGGGTGAAGAGGCTCATGAGCACGGCAGTCTCGAGACCGTCGTCGGTGAGCAGGCGCCCGCCTGACTTCACGAGGTCCAAGAAGCCGTCGGCTGTGTATTCAACGCGCAGCATATTGACGGAGACGGACGCACCTGTGCGCACCCGCGGATTAGGCCGGCGGCGCTGCGCTTACGGGGCCAGCCCGACGCGCTTACGCCCCTCGCCCCTTGAGTCGCACCTTGGGTCGGGCGATACTTAGATCAGGTCAGGCGCTCGAGCAGTTTCAGCGCCGGCCGGGGGAGTCAGAGAGTCATGGTTCGCAGAGTCGTATCGGTCGCTTCGCTCATTCTTGCGCTCGCGGGTTGTTCCGCCGACGCTGCGCAGCCCGCGGGGAAGGCCACCGCCGCACCCGTGCCGGTGACCGTGTCGGGCGCCGTTCAGAAGGGCCCGTTCTTGCTCGGCTCGAGCGTGACCGTGACGCCCGTTTCGAACCCGGCTGCAATGTCTGGCACCAGCTCGAGCGCGGCGCTTGCAGCTGATGAGAGTGCTCACGCGGACGTCGCAGCCGAAGGGCAGGTCTTCAAGACCGAGACGTCGAACGACCGCGGCCAGTTTGAGGTATCCCTGACCTACCAAGGCCCCGCGAGTATCGAGGCCACGGGGTACTACTACAACGAAGCGACCGGCAGCCTCTCGGCCGCGCCGCTCACGCTTCGCGCCCTTGGCTCGATCGGTGACACCGACGGCTCGCTCAATGTGAACCTGATCACGCACCTCACTTATCAGCGCGTCAAGAATCTCATGGCCGGCGGCGTTGAGTTCGCCGAGGCATCCGCGCAAGCGGAGTCGGAGCTGCAGAGTGAGCTCGGGTTCGGGACCGCAAGCAAGGCTGCGACCGAACTCAACCTCGAAGGTGGTGACGACGACTCGAACGCGTACTTGTTTGCGGTCAGCACGGTGTTCGCTCAGGCCGCCTATCTCGACGCGCACGCGGCGGCATCGCCGAACGTCGACGGCAGGTTGCAAGAGCTGGTGAACACGGCCTCGGCGGCGCTGGCTGTTGACGGTGCGCTTAGCGCCGAAACCAAGACCAAGCTTGTCACCGCACGTCAGACCGTCGACAACGTGACGGTGGAAGCTGCGCTGGCCCAGCGCCTCACAAAAACGGGGTCGACCGCAACGCCGCCGTCGCTCGAACGGGTGATTCCGTGGTCGGCGCCCGACAGTGTCATCAGCTGCGCCGCAGCGGTCCTTCCGAGCGTGTCACTCGGCTGTCGCATGGCCGTTTGTGGTGCAGATATGAGGCCGCTCGACCAGTCGAGTATTCAGAGCATGCAAAATCTCCAGACGGAGTTTTCGACCGCCAAGTGCGATGGTGATTGCTGGACAGCATTGAGTTGCGTCATGCAGAACTGCGTCAAGGTGCTCGACAGTGGAGCGAAGGCGCTTGTTGCTGGCTGCTCTTACGCGAAGTGCAACGCAGGACAGTGGGTGGACGAGAATGGCACGCGCGTGTCCGGAGCCGTCGAAAGCCCTCCGAGCGACGCGATTTTCGACTACGTCAAGCACCACGAGTGCGACGCCGACCTCGGCATCGCGAAGTAAGCCTAGGGTGGCTCAGGGGTCGCGGGCGGCGCACCGAAGCTCGCGTGAGCATGGTGGCTGAGCGTGACCTTGGTCGCCGGTGACGCCGACTTCGCCGTCACCTCGCCACTGACCTCGAGGTTGCCGTCGATCGTGACCTTGCCTGTCGGCGTAAGCACCACGTTGCCGTCGGCATCGAGCTTGATCTTGAGTCCGCCGTAGCTCGGGACCGCCGAGTACAGCCCCGTCTCCCCAGCGGCAAGGCCCGTCGGCCGCTTGTCGCGGTTTGAGACGCCCACCGCGATTGGGTGGCTGCGGTCCCCGCCCACGCACAGCAACAGGCCCTCTGCTCCAGCAAGAGGCACGTGGGTAAGGCCACCTGGCTGAAAGTGCTCCACCGGATCGATCACCTCGTCGGCGAGCACTTCGACGCGGAGCAGCTGCCGCGCCGCCGCGTCATTCACTGCGTCGACCACCAGCCTCGCCACGACGGCGTTGAGGCGGCTGCGCATGGGCCGGGTGGCCTCGTGGACCAGTCGAATGACTGTGTCGCTGAGGCTCATAGCGGCGCCGCAAGCGGGTTCTTCTTTTTGCGCTTGGGCGGCTTCGGCGGCTTCAAAACGTCGTAGGTCTCGCGGGGCGTGACCTCGATCCGCGCCGTGCGGCCTTCCCCGAGCGTGCGGTTGAAGTCGACGCTCGTGATCAAGAGCTGCGCGCTGATCCCAAGCATGTCGTCGGTGACCGGGACGAGCGTGTTGGGTTGCCAGAGCGTGCCGGCGGGCGTGAGCCAGCCTTGCACGTCGTAGGTCAGCTGGAGTGCTTTGCCGGCGCGGTTGTTGCGCTCCCAGAGCGCCCGCTGCTTGAGCCGCACCATGCTCGCGTCGTGGTCGACGAAGATCATGGTGCGTTTGTGCTTCACGTCGTCGTCGGTGACCTCGTACTTGAGGTTATTGCTGCCGCCGAGCGCCGCAGCGAGCGGGTCGTTCCCCGACGGAGCCTGACCCTTCACCACGTACTTGGAGAAGCGGTCCTCGCCTGAGCGCACGAGCGAGCCGCGCTTGATGTTGAGCCCGCTCCTGAGCTCGACACCCGGGGTGAGCGCCGTTGCCGCTCGAGCAAGCACGAGGTTGCCTGCGGGGTCGGTGAGGAGAAGCACGCCCTCGGCACGCGCGCGCTCGTTCAGAATTTCGAAGGCGCTCTGGCCGTCCTGGATCTGGACGTCGGCCGGGCCGCCCACGTCGAGACCGGGCTCTGAGAGTGAGACGCTGATCCCGAACGGCTCACACAGGAGCGCAGCAAGTTGATCGAGGCGCTTGCCCTTGATCGCCCCGCTCTTGTACTCGGCCGATCCGCTGACGAGGTAATAGCCCGTTCGCGCGCGGCCCTGGACACTGACGTCGTGCGAAGTCGCGTCGTAGCTTTCGTTTGCTCGATCGACGATGCCCGTCAGCACGAGCGTGTCGCCGAAGCGAATGACAACGTCGTCGTCTTGATCGATCGCAACGGGGTCGCCACTCGCCGACCAGCGCTGCGAGTATTCGACGGTGAAGCTCTGCGCGATCTCTTCGATGCTCGACCGAACCGTGACGCTCTTCCAGCCCTCGTGCTTCACCCCGTTGACGGTGAGGGTGACTTCGGGGTCGGTGCTTGCCACGGGCTAGGCCTGCGCAATCGAGAGCTCGACGCCGCCTGTCACAAAGAGCGGGTGCTCGATCGAAGGATTGCGTTCGATGAGGTCCTCGGCGCGCGTGCTGTCGCCGTACAACCGGTACGCAAGCACGAGCGCGGGCACAGTGACCGGCGGCGTGTAGGTCCCGAGCTCGGGCAGGTCTGCGACAGTGCTGCGAAGGTGCTCGAAGAATGCGGCGCGGAGGTCGCGCATGGCCTGGCTCGCTGCGTCGCCGAGAGTGCCGCGCTCGAGAAGGCGGCTGAAGAGGTCGGCGAGCGTGTTGTATGCGTCGCCAGCCTGATCGGTGTTGTCGAGCGGGATCGCGGTGAGCGCCGAGACCGTCTCGATCACCGCTGACGACTCGACGACGTCTACGAGAGCCGCCTGGTTGCTTGCTTGCTGCTGCCCGGTCGCAGTTCCGGTGGGCACCGTGTCGAGCGTATCGCCGAACGTGCCGAGCGCTTGCGCGTACGACATGACGGCCGCCGCGCGAGCGCGATTGCGTTGCTTGTCGCCGCGGTTCAGGTCGATCCCGGCGGCGGTCGCGCTCGTGAACACGGCGTTGATGAGGTTCTGCAAGTGCAGCACGAGCACATCGGGCGTGCTGAGCAGGGTGCCGACTTCGTTGCCGAACTCGATCAGCGTGTGTGAGACATCGTCGATGAGGCCGAACGCAGTGTGAATGCGATTGTTCACCTGGCTGAGAACGCTCACGACCCCACGCGGCCCAGAGAGGATCGCGGTGACTGCCTTGGTCAGGAAGTCGGGGCCGTGGACTGAGAACGTCTGCGCGGGCGGCAGCTTCTCCTTCGCCTCTGCGACCTTGCTGGCGACAACCGATGCGGTGTCGACCGTGCTTGTCGGTGCATCGGGCGGACCTGCCTCGCAGAACGGGAGCGTGACCCGGACCATGCCGAGCTCGCGCGTGTTGCGCTGAACTCGATAGGGCCCATCAAGTGCTACGAGCTTGGTCCCGCGGTGCGGGTGGACGAGCTTGCCGGGGCCACGTTGCCTGAGTGCTGCTTCGAGCG